AGTGTAAGGTTTACAACTTCATTATCGGCTTCAATGTAGTTATTCACGTCCGAACGAATGATCTTGCCTTGAGGTGGTAGTTGCCAACCCTTAGCATGAGTTTCTTCAGTCGGGCCCATAGTAAAGAACTCGTGTTTGGCCAGCTTCAATTGCTTGAGCTCGGCTTCGTACTTACGAAGAATCAATCGTTCATTCGTAAAGATTTTGAAATATTTGTGGTGGAGTTTCGGAATACGTAGAACCTCGTCGCCCAACTCGGAGCGATCAATACGAGAGTCCTGGTCCCATTCGGTAAAGATATCGTCTAGTTTCATAATATAACTCTATCACATGTTACGAAAAATGTCAACCAATAAGTTCGATATTATACTTCAAAAATCTAAAGTCTGCTGTGCACTGAATGTAGTTGACATCTGTATCAGTTGTGTTAAATTGTAAATCACCGAGTGAGATAGGAAATGCGTCTTCAAAAGTAACTTTGATATTTGGTCTCATCGAACTATTCATAATAAGCAAAGTGATATCAGAATAAACTGTACGAGGATTTCCTGGTTCTGCATCTTTTAAAGCTTTATACTGTTCAAAGCTTTCTGGAGCACCTAGACCTACCATCCAATCATGAATTTCCAAGTAGTCATCCATGTCTTCACCAACTCTAAAAGAAATAGAGAGTGGATTGTAAGTAAGACCGTCTGAGTTTGGAATACGTAGAAATGGCGTTGGTGTGCTTACTTCGTTAAGTTGCAATCCTGGAATACGCGCTTCCTGTACATTAAAGGTTAAGTTAGGAGCACGACCAAGGGTTAACTTAAATCCAAGCGGAGATAGAAAGTTCTTATTTGCAGGAACGTTGATAGCAGACATAGTATTCCTTAAAGGCTTAATCTCATTATACCATATCTATTTATAATGTCAACAGATAAAAAGAAAAAAAGAAGGGAGACCTTTCGATCCCCCTTCTAGTTTTTGGTTGGTTATCCCAACTCTTATGATTACATAAGGTTCGAGATAAGAACGCGACGGTAGTACTTGTTCGAATCCTGCTCAAGAGTAGCTGTTGAATCAGCAGCTGTAGTACCCTTAGCGAATGGATTTGGAGCCATGCCGTAGCGAGTCTTGAAACCGATCTTTGGCTGGAATGAACCTGGATCAACTGCACGAACCATTTGTAGTGGAACGTATGGGCAGTAGAAGAGACCAGCGTCATATGGGTTTGAACCCTTATAACCAACTACAAGGTAGTTAGTGCCAGCATATGGATCGATGTAAACCTTGATGCGACCATTGATAACACCAGCAAATGTATTGCCTGTGTCGTCGATGTTCAGCGAGTTTGTGTTAAGTGCTGGAGCATAGTCCAGAACACCAGCCATCTGAAGTGCAGAAGCTACGTCTGACGAACAGATGATGATGTTACCCTTACCACGACGAGTTTGCTTAGCAATCTGGTTGCATTCACGCTCGATTTGGAATAGGAGACCCTTGAACTTTTCAACCATCCAACGACCGTTTGAGTCGGTGTCAAGATCGAAGAAACCAGCTGTTGTTGTGCCGTCAGCAGCACCGCGCTCAGCAGTGATGATGATTGAGCGAACAACTTCGCGGTTGATTTCTGCAAGAATTTCAGCTGACAGAATGTTTGAAAGTTCTGTTTCAGCGTCAAGGCCGTGAATTGCCTTAAGATCTTGTGCAAGCTCAAGAGTGTATTCAGCCTTGAGAGCGCGTGTCTTAGCAGCAACAGTTACCTTCTCGATTGAGAAGCCCATTTCTGGGAAAACGTAAGTGCTGTTTGCACCAAGAAGTTCGCCTGAACCAAGCAGAAGACCCATTGTGTAGTTATAGGTCGAGTTGCCTGCGTTGTTCGAAGAACCAGGAGCTGTACCAACAGTGTTAGCACCAACAGCAGTTGCTGAACCAGCACCTGTGTTAGCAGCATTAACGCCAGCGCCTAGACGCGAAGCGTGGCCTGTGTTTGCTTCGCCGTAGAATGCTTCATCACCAAGAGCGGTTGAGTTGGCATACTTCGAACGCATTGCAAAGATAAGACCTGTTGGGCCTGACATTGGCTGAACGCCGCAGATGTCATAAGCGATCAGGTTTGGCATCGAACGACGAACCAGCGAGATAAGCACTGGGTCGAAGTTTGCAGCGTTGCCTGCAGTGTTTACGTGTGTAGCTTCACCAAGAAGGTGCTGCTGTCCACCCTGAGATGCTGACTCACGAAGAGCAGCTTCAGTGTTTTCTAGAATTTGTGCGGTTACATAACGCTTGTGTGCGCTACCGATCTCTGGGAGGTCAGTGTGCTCAAGCACTGGCTTCCACTTGTTTTGTAGTTCCTCAGCTAACATTTTATTCTCCCTTTACCTTTCTGGGCATTTGGTATTTTTATTTATTACTTTGCGTTTCTTGAAATTGATGCTACATAGTGGGCCATATGAGCTGGTACTTCTACCGGCTGATCTACACCATTTTCAGCTTCTTCAGTAACGACACCAGTTGAGACTTCCTTCTTTTCAGAGAAGTACTTGTCCTTGATGATGTTTAGCTTCTTTGCATATGTTTCAGCAGAGCTGAAGTCAATGCCTTCTGCTAGAGTGCGAAGCTTTTCAACCTGAGTGGCTGCAAGTCCTTCACTTACTTCGTCGAATGTTGCTTCCTTGGTTGCTTCATCAAGAATTGCTTGAAGCTCAAGTTGCTTATTCACGGATTCGTCGAGCTTATCTTCTAGCTCGTCGACTTGTGCCTGAAGCTCTCCGAGAACATCGAGCTTTTCGTCAGGTACATTAATGTAGCTTTCTGCAAATAGGTTACGTAGACCTTCCATGAAGTCTTCGGTAACATTTGTGCGGATTGAAGCTTCGATCGCAAGTTTGTTTTCTTCGATCCACTGCTCCACTACGTAATCAAGATATTGATCGACCTTTTCGGTCATCTCTTCTTGAATGGCAACTACAGCTTCATCAAGCTTAGTTGCAAACTCTTCTTCTAGGCGAACGGTTTCAAGGTTCGAGCGAGCTGAAATAGCTGCTTCGAAGATTGTTGAAACTCTTTCTTTGAACTCTTCAGAAAGATCTTCGCCGCTGAACATTTCAGCAACGTCTTCCTTCATAGCACCAAGTGTCGCTGCTGGCATCTGGCCAAGAGCCGGACCGCCACCAGGAGCTGTTGCCGAAGGAACGTTCTCAACGCCCAGTTTCTTGATCGAATCGTTAAAGAAGTGAGATAGATCCTCACCCTTTAGCTGAGCTAGTAACGAAGTAAACGTAGCTAGCATCTCTGTACGAGTTGGATTTGGCTTCAGTGTTTCTGAAGCTGCCGATTCATCGAGATTGTTTTCATTCTCAACGATATCAGTTAGTTCCTTATCTGACATTTTACACTCCTTAGTGAATTTAATTTATTTATTTGATTCAGAATTTCGAAATTTCGTTGAGAAAATTCTCAAAGATCTTAAATTTCTTGGCTTCCAGGTCTCTAGAAGATACGGCTTTTTCAATTGTCTGAACAGTTTGCTCAGCAACTTGAGTTTTCTTGGCAATCAGCAATTCATTTTCCCAGATCCACTCTACGCCTTCCATGATACCATTTACAAAGGCATCAGGAGCAGAAGGATCTGCTACAATGTCAGCGGCTGTTGCTAGATAGAAATCATTTTGTACTTCGTTGATTCCTTCTTTGTTGAGCTTCAGTGAGCCCATACCACGAGAAGAAACACCGAGCTTTACACCTTCAGAAACAAGACCCTTGGCAATGTTACCAAACGGGGTATCCATCAGTTTAGCACGACCAATGAAGTTTGTACCTTCTTGACGAAGATTTGTGATTAGGTGAGAAACTCGATCCAGATTAATCTGTGGACCTTCTGGGTGACCGAGTTCACCTAGCGCTCTACCTGACTTGACGTATGATTCGTTGTAGCGTTCAACTTCCTTGGCAAGAGTCTCAACTGGATACATACGTCCATTGCGATTCTTTTCATCTTTTTACCTTAACTATTATTGTATTCTGAAACGAATGTACCGACCTTCTGAACTTCAAGAAGGACGTAACCATTTGCCGTACCAACAAACTCTACAGTGAGGTTTGCGGTTTGGCCAACAGTTAGAGCCATACCACAACCGGCATAATCCTTATAACCGGTTGAGTCATAGATAGCAACTGGAGTTGTTCCACGCTTAATGACTGCGTAACCAGCTGGATCGATACCCCAGAATGCCTGTGCAATATAAGCACCTGAAAGTGTTTCATCACTTACAGCAAGACATGCAGCTGTAGAATCTACGTTTGTAGTTGTGCTATTGCCAGATACCTTGATGGTTGTATTCGCAACCGAAACATGAATAGTGGCAGCAGTGTTTTTCTTATTTGATACGAATGATACGGCCATTATTCACCTCTATGACTAATTGAGAAGTCGAGCATTGATTCAACACCTTCTGGTGTTTCGCATGCTTCTAGAAACTTCTTTTGGTTGCCTTCATTTAATTTATCAAAAACAGAAAGCATAGTACGACGATGTGTTTCTGTCAGATCACCAAGAAGATCAGCAAGCTTTTCTTCCTTGCGAAGTGGCTTACCACCACGTTCTGCAGTCAGCTTAGCAGCAATTGCCATAGCGCGGCGCTTGTCTTGTGACTTGCCCTTGAACTGAGGAGCATCAGACTTTTTGAAATCCTTGATATAGGTTCCCATAGGAGTCTTAGCTGTTAGCTTTTCTTCCAGTTCAACTTCTTCATTAGCAATCTTACGAACGGTATTCTTGCGATTGTAATACTTGCGAGCTGAATCGGCATCTTTACCACTCTTGTTAAAGAGACCTGGCAATTGCTTACCGGCTTTTTGAGCATAAGCATCTTTTGTGGTTGCTGAAATCTCATCGATCTGTTCTTCGTCTAACATGTTCTTACCAAGTTTGGTACGAACTGCCCTTGCCAGCTTAGATGCATCAACACCAAAATCGTTAGCGGCAGAACGAACGTGACTCTTACGAATGTTATCACCATAACGCTTTTGCAGGTGTGCAACAATCTTTGCAGTCTCATCAAGCTCTTCAACTTCTTCCTTGGTAAGTTTATCAGTAGCTCTTTTGATACCTGTCTCACGATTCTTACGGAGACGTTCTGCTTTATCGTAAGTTGCTTGGTTAAATCTTGATCCGAAGTGACCTGTTTCGCTATCGCCTTGATATGCAGCAATTTTTGTCAAAGGGACATTCTTTGGTGACATTACATTCTTTGGTTGTTCAGCACCAGATGCTTTCTTGATATAAGAACCCATTGTCTTCTTTGATAGTTCGTCAAGCTCTTCAACTTCTTCTTTTCTTAGAGCGTCACCACGCTTTAGAATCTTTTTACCAGCATCCCACGAACCCATTGAACGCTTACGAAGACGACGATCGTCGTCAACATCAGCTGCATCGTATGCGTCATCTTTTGCTTTTGCTCTGTAATTTCTCAGAGTATCTGTCGAAAGCTCTTCTAGCTCTTCAGCTTCTTCAGCAACTTTCTTTTTCTTACTACGAAGAAGTTTGAAGTCATGAGCATCAACTTTGCCATTCTTATTGGCATCGATCTTGTGCTGACTACCCTTGAGTTCTTCGTAGACCTTTTCGTCTTCGCCTGGATTGTAACCATGGCGATCCTTACGGCGGTCAGCCATCTTT